CTTGGCGACACCCTTGTCGTTAATCCAAGCTCTAATCTTCATTACTTGTTCATATCTTGTAGCCATTATGAATACTCCTAACTAGCTAATCTGGCTTCGTGTTGTTGGAACAGTTTAAGAAACGACTGCGCCCGTTCAGCATTACGCTTTTTAATCTCAAGCACCCGTGGCTTTTGCACAGCAAACATAATGCGAACATCTTCTAAGGTCTTCATATCAGACAGGTTACGACTAACCTGTTTATAATACTCTTCGTCCTTATAGTCTTGTGTTGTCTTGGGACTTTCTTGTTGTTGAGGGGTGGGGTCAGGCGGCGACTCTGCTTGGGGAGGAACAGCAGGCGTGGAGGGGTCGCTTGCCGGAATCGCCGCCTGATTCTGGTGTTCCAGCTCAGACTGCTTTCGCGTAACAGCTTCCATCTCATTTGCACTTGCGTATTCGCCACCGGACAAGCCAATGCTTGCTAGAGCGCGACCAAGGGCAGAGGTTTCACAGTTCTCCAAAGCAGATGTTTTGTTAACATTGCCTTGGCCTCTGATTTCCTCAGCCATACCAGAGCCAACGATAGAGCCGTCAACATTTCGTATTATAGCCCTAACAACAACTCTTTGTCCATCATCGACAAGTATTTCCGTTTCAACACCACACTCAAGACCAAAAACAGTCCTGAATGCTTCCATGCGATGCACAACTTGGGTGTATTTCTTGCCACCCCGTTGCACAATCCCATGTGTTTTGTGTAAGTCTGAAACCAAACTCATTGCGTCCATAATCTTAGACATAATTACTCCTTATGGTCTATGAAGTTATTCAGCAGTTTCATTAAGACAATAACTGTGGTCTTAATGTCTTTGAGGTCGCTGTCAACTTGCTTGAGATGGTTCTGGAAATGGTCGATGTGTTGCCACACTTCATTACACTTAGACTCCATCTCTTCGCACCTTTTAACAGCATCTTCCTCAGCCCGTGTCGTCTTCGATAACAACTCCTCAACATTGTCATCGACAGCATTTATACGGGCTTGGACTTCTGCTATCCTTTGCTTGAGTTCCTGACTCATGCCTAGTAAATCCTACGGATGGCAATAGTCTTCTTACCATGCTTGTTCTTAATAGCCCGGTAAGTAATCTTGCGGTCAATCCGTGTTGCGGCGTTGTGATACACCGAACAAGGGACATCACGATGTTCCCCATAAAGAATAGCCGTCTGGTCTACCTCAAGCTTCTCAACAACTTCCCCTGCTAGGTGGAAATTCTTGCTGTATCTGCGTTCTGGTAGTGGGTAGTCATTTTCAATCTTAAACATTATAACCTCCATGCTTGTTTTGCGATTGATAGGATTTCACTGCCGTGTCTGGCAGCGATTTGAGCAAAGTCCGGTTGGACTAGGCCAAATAGGGTACTCCAACTGCCATTGGCAGCCCGGAGTAAATTCTGGATTATCTTCCATCGTGTCAGAACATCCTGATAGATGTCGTCTAAGGCGTCAGGCTTGAGCATACTGCATTCGTCTTCAGTGACAATGTTGTATCCTGCCGGGGTGACAAACAAAAGAGCTGGCTTCTCACCCGTGGCTTTCCAATACACGGCCTGTTGCATAAGCTGTTGTTGTGTTGGCACAGTTTTTGGCTTTGGGTCACGCCATGTTCTTGTGCCATCTTTCTTAGGTGGATTTCTTGTTGGGAAACTACACTTCAAATCAATCTGCCGCTCCCCGTCAGAGTAATCAGTGAACAGGATGATAGGAACATCCAAGTCCTGCTCAGTGTGCCAGCGTTCATGCTCGCCTTGTATCTCGCGCCCCTCAAAGAAAACATTCAGCCCCTCAACAGCAATCTTAGCCATCTCAGGCAACACCTCTTTGAAGTATTGGTATTCTTCCATGTCCTTACCACCGTCCCAATCACGGGGAATATAAGTCATGTAGTCAGTCATGCCGTGTCGGATTGCCTCGTTCATCGGCAAGCCATCGCGCCGCCCGGTAACAGGACTATAATCAATAAGGCCAAGATGGTGGTCGCATATCGTCTGCGCTATTTGCCCTGCCCGTGGTCGAGCGGCAAACGGAAAGTTCATTTTATATTCTTTCCTTAAAAGCAGTTTTAGGATATGCTCATCAATACTTTGGGTAGCACCAGAAGCGGAGCAATGATAGCTACCTAAAGCTTTACGGTATTCAGGTATGTTGGTCATGTTTTTCCCTCTCAAATCCCATAATCACCATTTATTTAACATTGTCAACAGAAAAGTTTGGCTAAAATAATGATGATTATATTCACACCTGACGATGTGATTCCTTGCCCTAAGTGTGAAGGCACGGGTTACATTCCTGTTGATGTGTATATAAGTGACGGTAAGGTTGGCAAGGTGACTGGCAAGCATGAGTTTAACTGCGGTGTTTGTGAGGGTGAGGGATACATATTTCCCGATTTTACTTTTGATGTCGAAGAAGATGAGGATTAAGTTTGCCCTGTCCGGTGATGTAGTTCCGGAGGGTTGGGAAGTGAGGGAGCTGTCCGGGTGGAATAACGCCATGGGTAGGGTTCTTTTAATTGACAGGAGGGATTACGATGACCAACGGAAGACAGAAGGGGGCAGCGTTCGAGCGCGAGGTCATAGCCCTGATAAAAGACCATCTGGGATTTGATGATGTCAAGCGTGACCTAGAACAGTACCGTCAGAAAGACAGGGGCGACATTATAGGCGTTCCGGGTTGGGTCGTAGAGTGCAAACGCTACGCCAACACAAGGGGCAGTTGCGGCGGTTATAGACCTGAATGGTGGGAACAAGCTGTCGCGGCAGCCAACGCAGTCTGTTCAGAGCCAGTGTTAATCTACAAGTATGATAGGCAACCCATCAGGTGCGTTGTTTTTCTTTCTAGCATTAATAGTGACTACATTGAGAAAGACTACACCGCCACCATATCGTTTCATGCGTGGTGTATGCTAGTACGGGAAAGCCTTTGCTAATCCAGAACGGGAAAAGGCCAGTTTCGAGTATGCTCTCTCTCCACTGACCTTCCCACTTCCATTAACAGCATAGGCCAAGCCGAACACTGGACTATACAAGGGCGTTTATACACCGTTCATTAACACCGTCAACACCATTGCTTTCTTTTTTTTAATAAAAATTATTATTGACTGTTCTACAAATCTGGATACAATCCCTTGTAGCATCGCGGCAGTACTGCATTGTAATGCTGTAACACATTGTAGTAATGCACTATACATGGTTATTACTTTTATTTATTAAATATAAAAGCATAGCATAGTGTAATACCATGCTATGCTTATCATTGTAATGCAGTAATACTAGAGTAGCCCGGCGTTAACTGCCATTTCAGCGGCAACGATTAACCCGACAAATTTAATGAGTGTCATAGTTACCATCATGCGCCTTTCCTCCCTTGCTGATTGGTTGGTGGAAACTCATACCTGAAATTGATTAAGCAGTCGTCCAGCTCCACGATTTGCCCCATATCAGGATGAGTTAGTGAGCGATAAGCCTCTAACAGTTCTTCGAGCCTTAACGCTATCTCTGCTATTGCTGTTCTTTGCTGTTCGTCTAGGTGGTCAATCCTCTGGCGTTTATTGGTCATTGGATTTTCCTTATGGTTCTTCAGCTTGTCTAAAGCTTCTAGCATTTCTGCTTTTGTTGGTATTTTCTTCGTCAATAGTGCCTCCTTTGGCGGTTATTGCCCTGATAGTGGCGTTTTAAGCGTCACTGAGGGCGGTTAAAGCCTTGCCGTGTGTGATTGTACCGGACAAGGCAAAAAATCGTGTGGTGGGCTTTATATTAGATTGATGTTGCAATGATGATTTCTCGCCATATCAAAACCCAATCAAAGAATTTTGTCTTGCGCTTCTTTTTATCCATCTTGTAAATCCTTCCTGAATAGAATTGTGCCGCGCTTTAGGTGGTAGACTGCGGTTTCCTCTTCGAGCCAATCAATGATGCTGTCCGGGCAATCCCTAGCTAGGCCATAGTGGTGGAATAAATCGGGGTCGATGTAATATATTTCATCTTTTTCCACCTCTACCCATGCGTTTATGATTTCATCAGGGTTAAAAACAATGTCTTCCTTGTTTTGCTCTGACCAATCGTCATAGTATTTGTGGATTGCCTGCAAAGCTTCATAGCTAAAGCTATCCCTAAGCTTTTTTGATTGTGTGAAATCAATTTCGTTAGCGTAAATTATGATAGCCATAAGAAATCATCCCCCTTGTTAAGTGTTACTGCTTGCGTCTCCTGTTCATACTTTTCCTGAATGTTATCTTTTTCAGTGCTGAACATGGTATGAGCTATTTCTTCTGCTTCTTGTGCATCCATAGCGTCAACCTCATAAGTCTTTGTTATCCTTGCGGTAACAGTGATGTGATAGCGTTTATAATCCATTAGATTTCCTCCGTTTCGATTATCTCAATGTCTCCTAATGAGTAGCCATTTCCTGACATATTTTTTTGCCTAGCCCTAACCCGTGCCTCTGCTATTCGCGCGGCCTCTTCAGCGTCCACGGCTGAGACATGGATTTCCTTATAAAATTCAAGCATCATCCCGACTCTGTATCTTGCGCAGAAATAACGGGATACGCTCGAAAGCTCGTCTTTTTGTGCTTTAGGTATTGCCATTTCTCATGCCTCCGTTTCTGGCTTTTTCATATATGTGTATGAATATAACTTATTGTGTAGCTCTTTTGTCTGCTCATGCAATGTTGTTATCGCTCGCCAGTCTCGCTCTTTTGCGTCCATTAGCTCGCGCATTCTATCAGTTAGCTTTAGATACTGCTCGCGTTCTGATTGTCTTTCTTGCAATAATTCTAGTTTATTCATTTCTCATGCCCTCCTTAGGCGTGCGCCGTATGTAATACAAGCTTGCGCTTTCCTGTTAGTTTCTTGGCAATAGCGAAGGCGGCCTCTCTTTGCTTGGTGTCCCCCATGCCTCCCCAATGCTCGCTCATGCTTATGCCTGACGATAGGATAGCGTCTTCCATTGCCGCGCTTTCTTTGCAATAACCATATCCTCCGGCTTTGCCGTATCCTGAGCCATAAGAGTCCTTACCACTAAGCCATGCAATGCAATGGATGGTTTGCCCGGTGTTATAAAACCGGAAGCGGCACGGTGCGCCGTTGCTTCCGTCTATGATGGCTATCTCTTTATAAAAGCCATGTTGGATTTTATCGCGCTTTGCGCCGATGTTGTCTTCTGCGGTTAACTTGCTGATGTTAATATTCATTTTCTTGCCCTCCTAGGCGGTTGATAGTGTTACATTGTCATAAGAATAAGGCCAAAATATGGCCTCATTGCTAAAAGTTAAAAGATAATTGCCCTTTGTATTTTGCCATCTCAACGGCAACGGGCGGCAATAGGTCACTGACTGGCTTTTCTTTGGTCATTGCCATGATGCCGCCAGTAATGCGCAAGGGCGGCGCGTATCCGTAAGAGCTAGTTTTCTTCCTGAATGACCTTGCCCTCTCATCTCGCGTTCCTATGCCTCTTTGGTCAAGATACCAGACAACGCCGAAGTGGTCTTTATAAACAAGTTGAACATGGCGCGTTGTCGTGACCATATAAAGCTCGTTAATGCGCATGATTTTATCGCAAAAGGTGTTTAGGTTCATTCCCCTAATCTCTTTGGCCTCATAGGTTAGACCTATCTTGGCCATGACTTTTAAGCGGTCACTATGACTAGTGCCGCCTTTCCATCGTCTGCCAAGTGTGCCGGGACAGTGAAGACGAAAAAGCCCTTCAATGGTCTTATATGGTTTGCCTGCCGCAACGGCAACGGCAACCACTCCGCAATTTTCTTTGACTTCGACATCTTCGGGTAATTGAAAGCCTTCTAACATGGTAAAACCCTCCCGTTTCTGATTTCTTCTAAGCGATGGTCACGGTCATAGTAATCAACCCGGATAATCTCAACGCCACAATCAATCAGTGATTGGATGTAAGCCTCTGCCTCTTCGATGGTATCTTCACATCCGACAAAAGCTTTATGCGGTGTCTCTGCTTCGTACCTAATCATAATCAGCCCCCTTGCTTAGAAATAACAGGCGTCACAACCGATGCGGAATATTTGGCAATCGGTTAAGCCCTTGCATATTAGCTTGGCAATCTTGCGCCGTGATAATGGGCAAGCGGTAAAGCCATAAAAAGCAAAGTCCCTTTGTATCTTGTCAATGCGTTTCGTCATAACTAAGTCCTCTCTTTGCGTTGTTACAATGCCCAGTATAATCAGGAATGTGGCCAGAATGAGGCAGAATGTGTTCATTTCAAGGTAATTTCAGGGTCATTTCATGGCATATATTAGTGGACAGTCTTGGTGATTGTGTTATTATGATGCTAGGAATTGCAAGGGTTTATGGTGATTAAATGGATGGTGGAGCATTTTTATACACATTGAAAGAGACACAACCACGCGCGGCATTGCATAGTAATATATATATTACATGCGGCAGACAGTACCGGAACGGATACAAAGCATGATTACCCACGGCATCCGAAATGGTACGGGGGGGTTGCGCAGACCCGACCATGCCCCTCGCGCACGGGCGCGCGTTTTCTCTGTTAAATACCTATTACCCACACACACGGAGCAAGCATGACTAAGATAACCAAATCACGCACAGAACAAGTCGTATCAATGCTGGAAGACGGTTACAGCCTGATGCAGGCTTGCAAGGACGTTGGCGTATCCCGTGCTGGCTTTTACAAGCGCATGGGCGCTGATAAAGAGCTGGAGGGCAGGGTATATGCTGCAAGAGCGCAAAGCGCTGAGAGAGCCTTAGACGAGCTTGACGAGATTTACATGAATGCGTTAGAGGGGCGTAAGTCCTATGACCCTAATGTGCTTAGGGATTACGGGGCGCACGTTCGATGGAAGGCTAAGGTAGCTATGCCTGAGCGTTACGGTGAGCAGAAGAACCGTGCTGGTGTTGAGGTTAGTGACGGTACTGTTCGTATTTTGTGGGAGACAGAGTGATGGAAGACAAGCAGTTGAAGATGCTACGGCGTAAGGCTAAGTTAAGCTTGGCTGTGGCAAAACCGTTTCTAAAGATTGGTAATTACTTTTGGCGGATTCATATTGATGTGCTAGGCCGGATAGATAAGCTTAATGGTAGACGTTAAGATACCCTATAAGCCGCGTCCGTTACAGGCGGATATGCACAAAGACTTGAGGCGCTGGAATGTGCTTGTGATGCACAGACGCTTTGGCAAGACGGTGTGGGCGGTTAATCAGTTAATTAAGACTACACTTACTTGCCCATTGCCACGGCCTAGGACAGCATTCGTTGCCCCTACATTTGCTCAGGCAAAACGGATTGCTTGGGATTATGTGAAGTATTATGCCGGGGTGATACCGGGGGTGACGTTTAACGAGACGGAATTACGGGCTGACTTTCCTAATGGCGGAAGAATCATGCTGCTCTCCGCTGAGAATCCAGATTCGCTTAGAGGTATTTATTTAGACGAGTGTATCTTTGACGAGTTTGGTATGCAGAACCCAAGGGTATGGGGGGAGGTTGTTAGACCAGCTCTTTCGGATAGACAGGGCTCGGCTTGTTTCTTAGGCACGCCAGCCGGACATAACCATTTTTTTGATATGTTGGAAGTCGCTAAGTCTGAAATGGAGAATGGCTCTAAGGACTGGTATTACAAAG